ATATAAAACAATTCTCTTAAAATCATATTATATTTATGCTCCTGGTGCAGGAGCGGCACCACCGGGACTAGGAGCAGGAGCGGCACCTGGTGCTGCACCTTCTTCACCTGTTTCTGCTTGCATATCATCTGGTGCAGATAAATCTCCAGCAGCATCCATATCGCCACCTATACCGCTTGCACTAATACCTGCACTACGCAATTCACCAGCGGCATCAGTAGTTGTAGGTTGTCCTTTGCCGTTTTCTTCTGCCCACAAGCGTTCGTTTTCTGCTACTTCTTCATCTGTTAAACTTAAGAATCGTTTAAGAGCAAAACGTTTACTCATAAATGGAACAGCTTGTATTGTATTAAATGTATTAATACGTTCTGCATCGATGGCAGCTTGACGACTACTAGCAAAATTCATTGGAGGATTAAAATTTAATTCAAACAAACTTGAATCAATGTTAAGTCCTTTTCCATGTAAAAACATCTTGAATTCTTCATCAAATACACTAGTCATTAGACTTTGTAAACGTTCACAGTATTTGTTAAAACGTAATTCTTGAATATATGCTGTACCTACTCGACCGTCATTGAAATTACTTTGACTGTCGTCTTGTCCAGTAGGCAAATAACTACTTGGAATACGTAAACCACGGAATAATTTGTTGGTAAAGTATTTCAAGTCATCAATTTCGCCAATATTCTTACCGCCTTCTAGCATTGTTACGTCGGAACCTTTGCCGTCTGCTGTTTTAGGAAAGAAATAATCTTCATTAATGCTTAGAGGGTTGTATGCAGAGTCTATGACGTTCTGTCCGCCACCTGTTTGTGACGGAATACGGCGTTGATGTATTTCATTTTTAACACGTTCTACAAATGCCATAGCCAAGTGACTAGGCATATTACCTACGTCAATGTGAAAAACACGACGTTCTGGAGCACGTTGTATACGATAAATTAGAATAGCGTCTTCTAATAATTCTTTTTGTTTGTAAACTTTGTAAATATTTTCTAACAAACTGTTGCCAAATGGATAGTTATTATCTAATCCTTCAGACAAACTTAAATGTACAATATGTTCTGCATTAATAGCATTTTCAGTTTGTTGTAAACCAAAACGATTACTTGAGCTAGCTCCGCCTCCACCGCCCGAACCTGATCCAGTATATGCCTGTGGACCAGTGCCGCCTCCGCCTGCAGCGCCGCCATGATTTCTTGGATTTACGTTGGGTGTAATTTGAGTCGCAATCAAATTCATAAAGTTAGGAGCAATGTCTTTAATTACAAATTGTTCAGGTTTTTTACCTTCGCTTTCATTAACAATCACTTTAATAACTTTACTAGCGTCGATGTAACTCCATTTTTGATTTTCAGGATCTCTGATAAAGAATGCATCGCCAAATTTAAATGTATTACGAACAATACGAAATATTCTTGTGTCAAATTTTTGTAAGGTATTCCATTGTTGCAAATATTCGCTTAAAATTTTAACTTCGCTGTTAGTGGCTTTTTGTCGCCATTTAATAGCAAACGGATTCTTACTGTCTTTAAGTTTCTGAGTACAAAATTCTGCTAAAATATCTAAAGCTGCATTGACTTCTGGATCGCTATCCATTACTTCGTATTGTTGATAGCGTTCAATACGATTTGGACTTCCAGAGTACACATCGGGCAAATAACTGGAATAATTGCTCCTAGCAGGTCCTGGACGGTTTCCGCTATTTTGTCCGCTAATAGTGCTCACTTGGCCATTAATAGCTACTGGAGAGAAATATTTTTTCCAACTCATTTGATATCCTTATTAGAATCTATTACCACTTATAGATTTTGTTGCCTTAACTTGTGCTTGAGCATGCGACGCTGTTTCTTTAGTAGCTGCTAACAAGTGTGTCATAGTTGTATTTAAGTGTTCTAGACTCTTGTGAACTTCTTTTAGAGTAATTTCTCCAGTGGCTTTTTCAGCAGGATGATCTTTAGCTTTTTTGGCTTCTTCTGCTTTTTTGGCTTCTTCTGCTTTTTTGGCTTCTTCTGCTTCTTTCTTTTTAACTTCTTCGTCTGTGGGTTTTAATTTAGTTGCACTTGCGCTAATACTTTTAACATCTGGAGCTTTGATATTAGCAAACATATCGCCCCACATGTCCATACTACCGACATCTTTGACTTTGGCTGTTGAATTTTGCGCATTTTCCATGTCACGTTTGATCAACTCATCCGTAGTCATGTCTTTTACATCTTTAATTTTAGCTGTTGAATTTTGCGCATTTTCCATGTCACGTTTGATCAACTCATCCGTAGTCATGTCTTTTACATCTTTGACTTTGGCAATTTCTTCTTTAGCAGAATCTTCATACAGTGCTAATGATAATGTTGTTAAATCTTTGGCGGCTTGTTCTTTGGCGGCTTGTTCTTCTTCTGAAGATGCTGCTTGAATTTCCGCATATCTAGCCTGAGCTGTTTGGAATTCTTCAGCCATTTTAGCTTGATTGTTAAGTCCGTTTTTATCAATATCATTTAATACATCGAGTCGAGCTTGATCGCTAGCTAAATGTTGTTCAGCGCGAGCTTTTCTTTTTTCAGCTTTAGTAAGTTCTTTTTGCTCTTCGTCAGTTAATTCTCTTGTAGCTTGTATGTCTTTTAAATCTTTAATTATTTGTGATTTATTAGCAATAGTCTGTTGATCGAACGCAATATCTTCTTTAGCTTGTCTTTTTTCTTCGCCAATCTTTATAACACTTTGTTCAGCGTAGTTTTTCTTCCATTGCTCTGTATATTGTTTGCTATCATCTTCAGTTACCGACGATTTACCTGGGCTTGTTGCAGAACTGACAGTAGTATTAACCATATTACTTAATGCACCAATATTTGCACTACCGCTTTCATTTCCTTTGCTCAATGCTTCTGTTGCTTTAGATAATCCATCTAGTTTAACATTTTGCATTAATGTTTGCATCTTATCATCAGGAATTACATGCTCTTTACCAGCTTCACCTATAATAGCTAATTCGGCACCTTTAGTTGTAGTTCCTTCTGCATGTTTCTGTATTTTGTTAACTATTCCGTCTGCCATATCAGATATTACACCAGCGCCAGCACCAGCAAGTTCGCCACCGCCTTTAGCAATACCACCTAATGCATATCCGGTATCGTTGTCTTTAGTTTTGATTGCTTCATCTTTAGATTTAGGAGATCCACTCTTTGCTCCTGATTCAAATCCAATGCGTGTATCTTTTTCTAAAGCTGATCCACTACCAACTGTTTCTTTACCGCCGCCTTCGGCTTCTGATTTATTTCTAGTTACTGAACCTGGAACAACTACATTGGCAATTTTATTAAGTGCAGGTCCTACTTTTTCATTTAACGGTTTTACAACTTGATTCATGAAAGCGTTATTGACATCACCTGCTGCTCGGCCTACTTTCAATAATGCATCCGTACTTTCGCTTCCTGCTTTTTTACTACCGTCTGCATTTTTATTTGTTTGTTCTAATTCAACTTGTTTAATTGTTTCGTCATGAACAGCTCTGGCTTTTTGTTCTTTAGTAAGACCATCTAACTTGCCTTCTCGCTCCATTTTAAGAGTTACTGCTTGTTCAGCTTTATAGTAAGCTAAATTAGCTGTCATACTATCCATTTGTGACTTACCGGCTGCTGTAGAATCACCTATGGCAGCTAGTTGCAATTTATTTGCATCACGTTGATTTAAACTATTTTGTATTCTAGCTTCTTCTAATGCTTTAGTAGTTGCAGCCGCATCGCCACGCTGACTAGCTCTGGCAGCTGCCATAGTAGCTTGTGCTTCTTTACCACTCATTGCAACTTGTGTTGCAGCTGCTTCACTTTGTATAGTTCCTGTAGCAAACACTTCTTTAAACATTTGGCCTTGGCCACGAAGTTCTGCTTCTTTTTGTGCTTTATAATAATTTTCACGAATAGCAGCAGCTTCTTCTTCACTCTTACCCATGGTCAGCAAACGAAGTTTAGCTTCAGCTTGCATGTCAGCCTGTGCGGCTTTCATTTTTTCTTCTTGTTCTTTACGACTTATACCAGTTAACTTGGCCATGCTGTCCATTTCGGTAGCAAGAGCTGTTGCACTAGCTATGGCTTTTTTACGCTGTACTTCGTTATCCATGTTGACCGTTTGTTGCATGCCTATTTGCAATGCAAGAACGTCATTCATGTCTTTACTAGTATAACCTAACCGACGAAGATTATCTGATACTTCGCCATTGTTTTGCATTTCTTGACTTAGTTTAGCAAACTGTTCAGCACCCTTGGCTGCGTTACCGCCCATGCCACTAAAATTACCTGCATTCTTTTTCATGACATCAGCAAATTCTTCTAATGTCAATCGTGAGCCAGCAGCCGCGGCACTCATACCAACTATGTCATTACTAAAACTAGCACCACTATCGCTTAATTTTCGCCAAGTACCAAGCCCGTCAGTGATTGTTCCTTCTACTTTACTATATGCGGTTTTAAGTGCTGATGCAGCTGCACTACCTGCTGTTAGTGCTTCGCTTAGTGGATTAAAATTCTTGGCTGTTTTTTCTAATGCGCTATCCATTGCTGCAGTGCCACCGCCACCACTGCTACTACCAGAACTGTTGCCACCGCCTGCGCCTTTTAGTCGTGCGGCTAATCTGTCTAACGACTCGTCACTAAGGTTAACGGTATTATCTTTATCAGCCATAAAAAAATCCTAGAAATATACTATATTTATAGGATTTAAAAAGTATGTACTTTATGTTTAATAGATGCTATTAGGACCTCTTGGTATGCTAGCAATCTTTTTAACATTTGGATCGTTTGGATGTTGTTTAATATAAATTTGTACATCGGGTTTCATCATCATTCGATCATCTAATTTGCCATCTGCTCCTACTATGTTATTGCCGTCTATGAATACAGCATTAGGATTATCTTCAGGCCTGTTTATTTTACCGAAATCTGTAACTTTTTCATCATCTTCGGCGGCTTTAGGATTTTTTTCTTTCTTAGTAGCTGCCATAGCATCAGCATAACCCATACCAGGATGGCCACCGCTGTCTATATATTTGCCTAAAATAGGTATTTCACTTAATAACTGTCTTAGCAAACTCCAAGACTGATAAGGAATTTCTCCAGCCATAATCAGATAATTTAAACAATGATTAAACATCCAATTTTCAAATGCTTGGCTACGCAAAAATGTTTCAAGTGCTGTGAATATAGCTGTTTCTATAGCTAGACCCATGATTGCTGTAAATCCGCCTGTGAAAAAACCTACTCCTAGGGTAACAGCACCCCAAATAACCCGAGCTAAAATCATAACTAACTTGGTGTTGGCCAATAGATCTACTAACCAAGGAGTAAAAAATTGTATTTCTGCAAGACCTAAAAAGGCTTTTTCATAGTCAGCAAACTGTTGTTTGTTTAATTCGCCAGCAATATATCTTTGCTCTAGGACATATAATCTATATTTGGTTTCAGCACAAATTTCAAATGCCTGTAGTATTTTTAATACTGTGGCAAATGTACCAAGCCCTTTGACCCATTTGGCTTTAACAGCTTCTCTGGCACCTTTGTCTGCAGCTTTACCAATGGTATTCCACATCATAGCTGCTGTGCCCGTGGCCGCAATTCCTCCACCTACAACACCGCCAGCAACAGTACTTCTACCACCAGCTTTACCGAGCGTGTCAGATTTTTCATTGCCTTTACCCCAGTTAAAAGGATTTAAATCTTTTAAACTGAATTCGTTTAAAGGCTCTTTTGCAATTATTTCATAAACTTTCATGATTATATTTACCAGAAATTGCAATCAATAAAAAAATACACCAAAAAGTGCGTATATAAATACAAGACAACTGGAGCATTCTCATGTCAAACAACCCGTTACAAAAGTATTTTAGACAACCAAAAGTTTTTATCAAGCTACCTTCGGGCGGTATCTACAGCAAGCCTGGAACTATACAAGGCGATGTTACACACATGCCTATATTTGGCATGACTGGCATGGATGAAATCATTAGTAAAACTCCAGATGCACTGTTAACCGGTGAAAGCACGGCATCTTTGATAGCCAGTTGTTGTCCTAACATCAAGGATCCATGGGAATTAAGTATTATTGATTTAACTATCATTTTGGCAGCTATTCGTATTGCTACCTACGGTAATACCATGGCTGTAACACATACTTGTACCAATTGCAACACTGAAAATGATTATGATTTAGAATTAAATCGTGTGATAGAACACTATATGAACTGCCAATATGACAGTAGAATTGTGCTAAATGACTTGACAATACAGCTAGTGCCTATGACTTACCGTCAAAGTACCGAGTTTAATCTAAAGAATTTTCGTTTACAGCAACAAGTTGCTCAGGCCGAAGTCATGGATGATGAAAAACAACGTCAAGTTTTAGTGGCAGCTTTGTTTAAAGACTTGGCTTTAGTACAAAATGAAATTTATAAAATCACTATTGAAAGTGTCAGCACCGGTAGTCAAGTAGTAACTGAGCGTGCTTGGATCTTAGAATGGTTAGAAAATGCTGACCGTTCAGTATTCGATGCTATTAAAGCCAAGAACGCACAAAACAATGATGCATGGACCATGCCCAAGTTTCCAGTCAAATGCGATACTTGCGGAACTGATGCTAACTTAACTATTGAACTAGACCAAGCAAATTTTTTCGTAAAAGCCTAATTAGTCTCACACCTCAAGAAATCGAAACAAGATTAGTTAGGCTCGACAACGAAGTTAAAAATTTCAAGCAAGAATTATTTAAAATTTCTTGGTACATGAGAGGTGGTGTTACTGTAGATGAGCTACTAACTCTTTATTCTTATGAAGATCGTGAAATGATCTATAATGTTATTAATGATAACATTGAAATGACCAAAGAAACTAAGATGCCATTGCTATAAGAAGAACTAACGTTCTTCTGTTCTTCGCTTTCGCTCGAACTTATCTTAGTTTTAAAATATATTTAACGCGAAGCGTTTTAAATATTATCCAGATCGTTCAGTCACACTTTGCCCAGGCAGGGCAAAGTAAACAACATTATCCGAGTCGAACAATATCACCTAGCGTTACTGCATTACAGTGGCGGTCATCCGGTACCACGAGCAGAGTCTTTATATGACGGCGGCACACAAATATACGCTAACATACTTGTGTACGTGAAGCTACAGCTTCTCCTTTTGCCTTTAATTCTTAAAACAACCAAACCGCGGCTTATTTGCGATCCTCGTCCTGTTAAGGATAGTGGTTGAGTACTCCTACGGCTGGAGAATTCCGTCCCTCTTATTATCGAGTTGTCTTGGGCGCATGAAATTGGCCTGCGCTAGCTACTAACCGTTGATTTGTTTGCCTTTGATATGGGAGCCGTGGACACGAACTGATATCTGACCGTTGTAATAATCGTCAGATTCTAATACCCTGCGTGTAAATTGTTCTCGTGCCTCTATGTATGACGTTTCTGCCTTAGATTTACAATAATAAAGTATATCTCGACGAAAGTTTTCTTGACCTAACTGCGCAATATCCTTGAGCAATTCATCAGAACTACCATAGTAGTCCTGCCAATCACTATCAATTTTACTGCGGATTTTCTTTTTTTTCTTAGTGCCGTTTTTTAATTTTACTGTTTTATAAGTAGTTTTAGAAAATTTTGCTAGTTTTTTGCCTATGTACATACGTCCCGTGAGTGTATTTGTTATAAGATATACAAACCCAACACACTCTTCGGGCAATTCTGTTATTAATTCATTGTTGTAGTACCAGGACATTAACTATGTATATTATTTGTCCCTACTACCACCTGCCTTTTGATTTGTTTTGCGAGCTAGTTTAGCTTGATCCAAATAGACTCTGTACTGTTGTACGTGAGTTCTTCGATCTTTTGCTATTATTCTAATCTGCGCTAGCCAGTAGCGCATACGTTCTCCTGCTACACGTGTGCCTTTTGATTGCCAATCTTGATTTGCCTTGAAATATTCGCGAAAAGCAGCCATGAGTTGTTCATGGCTCTCTTCATTTTGATAGTTAACAGGGTCAACGTGTTTACTCATTTACTTCTAAATCGGTTGCATAACTAGTGTAACCATTTTCTTTAACCACACGTAGTACGTTGTTTACCCTGCCAATTAGTTCATCCTTGTGGCTAATTAAGAAAATATTCTTTTTTCGCTCACGTGACATCTTTTTAAGTATGCCTAACGCACCTTCTACACCCGATGCATCTAGTCCATTGTCGATTAGTTCGTCTACAAACAACAAATTGATCTGTTGATACAAACTTTCCCATACATCTCTGAAGGCAAAACTTAAACTAATGATAAGTCTGTTGCGTTCGCCACGTGATAAATTGTCAAAATCTAAGTCTTGACCCAACTGAGTGATGATAACTGACAGATCATTTTGAAATAATACACTATGTGGCAAGCCCATCTTGTCAAGATAGTAGGTTAATCTGTTGTTTAAGTAGGCTAAATTTTGATCAATAATCTTTTTACGAATAAAACTGTCCTTACTTGTAAGCAATTTTAATAAAAACTCTTGATGATCTTTAAGACTATTCAAAGCATTTACATTGTCCCACGATATTTCTACAAGTGCGGTATCAGTCAATTCGTCTATTTGTTCTTGATAAGGATCTATATCGTGCGATTTTTGTACTAACTGATTTTCCAATGTCTTTAGATTGTTTTGATGTTTGAGTGCTTGTTCAACAGTATCATAGTAGGTATCTGGCCGTTTACTTAATTCACCGATATCATCTAGTTCTTTTTGTATCTTATTACGATCCCCTGATACTTTATCATAGTAAGTAACAGCATCTGTGTGATGCGTAAGTGCTTCTGTCATCATTTCTTCATGTTTATGATCATGAAGATCCTGTTCACAAGCGTGGCATTTTTTATCCTGCAACGTAGCAAGCTCGCTTGCGTACTTTTTTACGCTTCGCTCCGCTTGCGCTATCGCGCTATCTAATGTAGCCCGCTCCTTATTTAGGCTCTTCAGCTTTGCTGATTTGTCATCATATGCTTTAAGCTCTGCATGCTTTGCAAGTTCTGATTCAATGTCTACACTTTCAAGTTCTACAATGCTACGCCCAATTTTTTCAAGATCATTTGCATGTTGAGTATTCCACGCACTTTGTTTTGTTAGTAAATTGTCAATACTTTTTTGTATACTCTCGTTAGACCGCTTTGCAGCTTCTATATCTGCACTTTCTTGTGTAATTTTATCTTTAGTTTGTTTAATTAACTCTTTAAGACTTTCTGCTTTTTCACTTAATAGTGTAACACCTAATAATTGTTCAATGATAACTCGCTGATCATTAGCCCGCATACTTAAAAATGGTTCAGTATAAGTGTTTAATGCTACAATATGCTTGAACATATCGTGACTCATACCTAGCAGATCGTCTAAATCTTTTTGTGTTTCGCGCTGATCACCTTGTGCGTCATCTGTTTCTTCTATATCTTGAGCTTGATCGTTGACAAAGAATTGTAATATATTAGGTTTACGTCCGCGTTCTATCCTATAATCAACACCATCTTTTTCAAAAGCTAGTGTAACTAACATATTTTTGTTGTTAATTTTGTTAATAAGATTATCTTTTTTAATATTGGTCAAGGCATTACCAAATAATGCATAGCTTAGTGCATTAACAATAGTAGTTTTACCTGTACCATTACGACTTCCAGCATCGTCTCCGCCTTGATCTAAATTTTCACCTAGTACTAAGGTCAAGTTTTCTTGTGCAAAGTTTACTGCTTGAGTCTGATTTCCCACACTCATGAAGTTTTTAACTGTTAGTTCTTTTATTTTCATAGATTGTTGTAAATTTCTAATAGGATATTCTTATCGTATGTGTCGCTTTCGATATTAATAATTTGACTTGATACAATTTGATCTACGCTTTCAAAGGCTTGAATATCGATATTAGTGTTAATTTCGATATCTTTCTTTTCTGCAATTAAAGTTAGTTCGCGAATATCATAATCTGCCATAAATTTTTCTTTAATAAAACTGGCTTCTTCATAGCTGATATCTATATCTAGTGTAACACGTAGATGACTCTTGGGCAAGATTATTGAATCTGCTCCGTCAATTAACCTACTAAGAGTTACTGTTCTAAATGTGGGTTGCGCCGGCCAACTGTAATATTCTGGCTGACCTCCCCATTCTAAAATCATCATTCCGCGATCATCGTCCCATGTGTCTGCATAATTGTGTGGAAATGCATTGCCAATATAAATCATATTCTTTTGCTGTTGGCGTTTATGGAAGTGCCCGCTGAATCCTAGCTCGTATGTTTTAAATGCATCTAGTTGAATTTCACCGTGATCTGGCATTTGTACCATTGCATTCATAAAAAAACTAGGAAGTTCAAAGTGACCAAATATATATTTGCCGCCTTTTTTACTAATTGATTTCCATTCTTCTCCAACTAACCACGGGCAAAGTGTAACATTTCCAATTGTAGTAGGTTCATGCACAACAGTAATACCGGGAATGTACTTACCAAACTCTACTGAATGAATATCGCGTTTGTCTTTATAGTACAAATCATGATTGCCAGGGAAAAAGTAAAACTGATCAAATGCTTGACCTAACTTTTCCAGTGCTCGAAGCGAATAGTCCATAGTGGTAATGTTAAGACTATTGCGATTATGATGCCAGTCACCCATGAAAATTCCTGTATCACATCCTTCTTCTTTTGCTTTAGCAATGTACCAATCTACAAAATCTTCACAATCTTGATTGTGTGTTGAACTATTACTTTTAAGACCAAAGTGAATGTCTGTAAAACAAGCTACTTTTTTAAATAAATTACTCACTTGTATCCTCATTATATCTTTTTATAGCGGCTGCATGTTCCCCAGCACCGGTTCTGCTGTAGCTAGGGTTCATACCATTAATTTCTAAGATGTCATCTCGTATATTCTGATTACGTTTTTCTGTATTAATTACACGAACAAAACTGTTAGTTACGGCTGCGGTAAAATAAGCAAACGGGTTATCTGATTTGCTTTCATCAAATTGTAATCCAATCTGTGTTAGTTGCAAAATAGCCATACCTTTCATTTCATCGTTATAGGTATACCCCCGAACATTACCTCGAGTAGCATATCGTTCACACAGTTTGATCATCATGCGGGCAAGTGTGTTTGTAATTTGTCCAGCATCCTTATCAAAATGACCTTTTTCAAGATCGCCCTTCCAGTGGCTTTTACCTACACATATTAGTTCATCGTTTTCGTTAAATTTCCAATGTTGAAATGGCGGAAAATTAACCTTATCTCTGTGATCGGCTAGACTTTTAGGGTTTTTCTTACGGGTGTTGTTTAATGGGATATGATCAAACGTCATAATCCTAAAGATAACATCTGTTTTAGCTATTTTTTTATAATCAATTTCACAATCTGCAAGTTTGACCTTTTCACCTTCTTTCTTTCTGCGTTCAAAATCTTGTTGCCCTAAACGTTTAGCCTGTACACGTTTAGCTTCGGCAATGCTTCGAACATTGATTTTATCAATACTTGGAAGAATTAAATCGTATTGATGATATTCTGGTTGGGTGAAACTGCAATATGATGTTTTTGATCTATGTATTTCTAACAACATATCCTTGTTGTTTAGGTAATTTACTTTTGCTGTCATCCTGAAGAGTCCTCTTATATCGTATTATAAAGTACGCACATTAAAAAGTCAACTAAATATTATACCAAAAAGGAAAATATTATGGCTTTCGGCGATGGGTTAATGCAAACTGTAACTAGTTCTGAAAATTTAATCAGTGCGGCTAGTAACGGAGTTAATGTTGCTAGGAACTTGTCTAGCGCACTTAGCACAGGATACAATGGAGATCCGGGTGGAGTAATGAGCGCAATTCGCGCTGTCAATTTGCCAGAAGCAGGTGAAGCAGTTGGCGATATTGTAAGTGCTGTTGCTAGTTTCGGAGGCGATGCTAATCCTGCAGATTGGCGTGTAAGATTAAGTCTTGCTAACTGGACTAGTTTTAAAGGAAGCCCGGTACTACAACCATTAAAAGATGCAGGTGGTCTCATATTTCCTTACACTCCTACTATTAGTTTGGCAAGTGCTGCCACTTATAATAAAATTGATACAACGCATACCAATTATACATTCCAAGCATTTAAAAATACTGAACCAGGTGCAATAACTATTACAGCTCCTATGAATGTTGAAGACGCTACTCAAGGATTATACTGGATTGCAGCTGTTCATTATTTACGAAGTTTAACCAAAATGTTTGCTGGAAATGATCCGAAAGCAGGCAATCCTCCACCAATAGTGTTTTTAAATGGATATGGTAATTATGTTTTTAAAAATGTTCCAGTGGTGGTTACCGGATTTACAACAACATTAGATGCTAGTTGTGACTATATTGGAGTTAACGTTGTTGGTAGTATGTCGGGTGCAATAGAAGGTGTTGCTGATAGTGTAGGCGGACTTGCAGGTAGTCTTGGCTCTGCCATTCCTGGAATAGGAGATATTACTAATACGGTAAGTAGTGTAGCAGGCACTGTTGGATCTATTGCAGGGCTCGCAGGTTCATTAGGACTAAATGGCACCACAAGCGGCGGAGTTAGCCATGTTCCAACAAAAAGTTCTTTCACTGTAAGTTTACAACCGATCTACAGTAGAACTAGTGCTAGAAACTTTAGTTTAGATAGATTTGTTGGCGGCGGATATCTTAATAATAGTTTTGGATATATCTAATATGACAGCAAACTACTCAAATACTAGCCCTTGGTACAATACAAGTGTAAAAAATAATTATTTAGATGTCCTTACTATACGACCAGTAAGTGCAGAAGTGGATGATTATTTGTACACCATTGAACCCCAGTATGCTTACCGACCTGATTTATTATCATATGATTTATATGGTACAGCAAGTCTTTGGTGGGTTTTTACACAGCGAAATTTAGATAGTATTCAAGATCCAATTCTCGATTTTGTACCAGGAAAACAAATTTATATTTGTAAAAATAGTAGTTTAAGAAGAACATTGGGATTATAACATGAGTCTTGATAATCTTTCAGATACAATTGATTCTGCAACAACAGATTTATCTAATTCAATTAGCTCGGGTGTTAGTTCAATTGTATCTGGAGCAGCTAGTGCATTATCTGCAGTTGGTAATGCTGTTAGCGGACTTTTTAGTAGTCTCGGATCAGCATTTAAACCGATACCAAACATTCAACTACCTTTGCCAAATCCACTATTTGATTATGCAAGCTATGATTATGTATTGGGACTTGCTTGTTTAACAGACGAGCAACTGAATAATCCGGATAAAGGGTATATGTCAGGTGCTATCCCTTATCAAATTATAGCTAAAGATGCAAATGCTGATCCTAAAAATCGTGTAACTACTCCATACGGACAATTTGATTATTTTATAGACAAATTAGAAATTGACAGCACTATCGGATTAGAAAAAGGCAACAATACTAACGTACATACGTTAAACTTTCAAGTTACAGAACCTTACAGTATGGGTACATTCATGATGGCTTTACAACAAGCTGCTTGGAATACCAACCCCGATGACCCTCCTAATTATACACAAGCTCCTTTTTTATTAACAATTGAATTTAGGGGTTCTAAAGAAAACGGTGTGATGGCAAATATACCAAACGCTTCACGCAGAATTCCTTTTAGATTTAGAAATGTAACCATGACAGTAACCGAAGCAGGTGCTGTTTATAAATGTGAAGGGTTTCCTTGGAATAGTACAGCACTAAGCGGGCATACTAGTGCTATAAAAAATGATGCCAGTGTCAAAGGAATCACTGTACAAGAAGTATTACAAACTGGAGAAAAAAGTTTACAAGCCGCTTTAAATAAAAGATTACAACAACTACAAACAGATAAAATTGTTAAAAAACCAGATCAGATTGTTATATTGTTTCCAACAGATGTTAGTTCTGCAGGTGTTAATAAAACAGGCGGCGATACTGAAGACAGCACTGGAGCAACTACACAAACTGATGCATCTAGTGTAGATGCAGTAGCAAAAAAGTTGGGATTAACACAAAGTTCAGTTCCAGGCAACGGTACATTAGTTCAAGATCCTGCTAATGTAAACGGCATTGGCAAAGCTAAAATGGGATTTAGCGATACCAGAAAAGGCGATGCTCCTATTGGTAAAGATAATAAAACATATGATGATAAAGGTAATAATATACGTAGCAACAATACTGTAGATCCTAAAGTAGGTGATTTAAGATTTAGTCAAGATACGGATATTACTACGGCCATTGATACAGTGTTGCTAAACAGTGATTATGCTACTACACAATTAGATGAAACTAATATAGATGATAAAGGTCAACGTAAATGGTGGCGTATTGACACACAAGTTTATAACATTACTGATAACGATAGTAATGCTGGTTCAACAAATGATAAACCTAAAATAATAGTTTATAGAATAGTACCCTACGGAGTACATACATCTAAAACTGTAACTCCTGGTGGAAAAGCTCCGGGACTTGAAAATCTTAAAAAAGAATGTGTTAAACAATACAACTATATCTATACAGGCAAAAACATAGATGTTATGAGTTTTAATATTGAAGTTAAAACTGGATTTGCAACATACATGGGAGCATCTGCTACCAAACGTACTATTGATAATCAAGTGCAAGAATCTGCTAGCGGTGCAGATAGTGCAGCAGATAAAAACAATACAGCTCCAATGCCAGACGGAAAGAAGACAGAAAAGAAATTAGGAATACAGCCGGTTAAAGTAAATTATTCTGCAACTAGTACTGGCAGCGATAATCGTGGCGGTGGTGGTATTGGTAATGAAAAGACTCGTATTGCTCAACAATTCCACGATGCCATCACTAGCGCTGCAAGTATGGTACAGCTTGACATGAAAATTATCGGGGATCCTTATTGGATTGCACACAGCGGTATGGGAAATTATACATCTGTTCCTAGTCAATATCAAAATTTAAATAATGATGGAACTGTAAACTATCAAAACGGCGAAGTTCATGTGTCTGTAGATTTTAGAAGCCCTGTTGATATAAATCAAAGTACCGGATTATATGATTTTGGAAAGAGTGCAGGAAATAGCGTTCCTCTATTACAATGGAGCGGTATATATCAAGTAATTAAAGTTATTAGTAACTTTGACGGCGGATCTTTTACACAAAAACTATCCGGCCCACGCATAAATGGCCAAGAAAATACAGGCGCTGGAGCTTCTTCAGACGTACTAAATGTTTCAAATGAAAAGAAAGACCCTGATCCAGTAACAGAACCCAATAGCAACGGATAATAAATGTCAAATTTAGATAATCAAAGAGAAGACTATACAAATACACCTAAAGAACCTAAGCCAGGTCCGTTCCTGGCTAAGGTAGTTAGTAATCTCGATCCGTCTTATATGGGTATTTTAGAAGTTGAAATTTTAAGACCATCGGGTGGTGGATCGAGTGAAAGTCAACTACACCAAGTAAAATACATGAGCCCGTTTTATGGAGTTACTAATGTAAATTACAACGGTAAAAATAATGATTACGGGGATACACAAAAGTCATATGGTATGTGGATGGTGCCTCCGGATCTTGGCGTTACAGTTGTTGTAATTTTTATCGACGGCGATCCCAAACGCGGTTATTGGATAGGTTGTGTTCAAGACGATAATATGAATTTTATGGTTCCAGGTCTTGCAGCTACGCAGTCATTAGAAAATCCTTCGACTGACGATATGGCAGGGAATACCGGCCGTGCACCAGCAGCAGAATATAATAAATCTATAGAAGCAAATAATACTTCAAAAGATCCAGAAAAATTAAAAAAACCTACGCATCCTTCTGTAAATTATCTAAAACATCAAGGTTTATTATTAGACGACATTCGAGGAATTACAACTAGTAGTGCTAGGAGAGAAAGTCCTAGTAATGTATTTGGAATAAGTACTCCAGGCCCAATTGATAAAAATCCAGGAGCCAAAAAGTCTAAAATAGGTAAAGCAGAATGGCTTGCTGACACATTTGTCAGCAGATTAGGCGGTAGTTCTTTTGTCATGGATGACGGCGATGCCAACTGGCTACGAAAAAAATCTGCTCATACAGCACCGCCTGAGTATGCTAGTATAGATGCCGGTGACACTGACGGTAATGTAAATTTACCGGCTAATGAATTAATTAGACTTCGCACACGTACTGGCCATCAAATTTTATTACACAACACTGAAGATTTGATTTACATTACTAATAGCCGTGGCACAGCATGGATAGAACTAACTAGTAATGGCAAAATAGACATTTATGCAGAAGATAGTATTAGTATTCATACCGGCAATGATTTAAATTTATATGCTGACCGTGACATTAATATGGAAGCTGGTAGAAATTTTAATCTTAAAGTAGCAGAGCGCCATCAAACAGAAGTTGGAAAAGATAAAATTACTATTGTTAACGGTAAAGTTGCTATACAAGTTGACGGAACACAAGACGAAACCATTGCAGGTGCAGTTACAGAATCATACGGAGCTACACTTGATTTAACAACAGGCGCGGCTGTAAATATTACAACAGGCGATGCGCTAAATTTAAATATTGGCGGTGCTAGTGTAGTTTCTAGTTCAGGCGACTTTACAATTAAAGCTTCTAACACAGCAATCGACGGTGGAAATATCCATTTTAATTCAGGAATAGCTGGAGATGCAGGGTCAGCTTCCCCGGCAACTCCACCAACTCCTTTAACTACATTTGATAATCCTGCAGATGATGGTAGTACTATTAACAGTATAATGTTGAGAGTTCCTACCACAGAGCCTTACCCTGGCCATGAAAATTTAGATCCATCGAGTTTTACTCACAGTAAAACAGATAGAGAAACTGGTAGTGCAATAGATCCTCCAAATGCTTGGAAAACTTATAGTCTGTCTCAGGACACGTTTTTAAAAGGAAATAATTAATTATGGCTAATTTATATACTAAAACAGTAATACCACAGAAACATAATAATGCGCAGTCTAGAGTTCAGCGTTACAAAGGATTTAGTACAGTTAACCACAAAACTAAAAATTTTGCTTTGTATGATTTTGAATTAATCAAGCAAGATTTATTGAATCATTTTTACATACGTCAAGGTGAAAGATTGATGCAACCGGCATTTGGCACAATCATATGGGATCTATTGTTTGAACCGTTAACACCTGAAATACAAAATTTAATTTTGCAAAATGTAAATCAGATTTTTAACAGTGACCCGCGTATTCAAGCTGGCAATATCGTTATTACGCCATATGATACTGGATTAGAAATTAAGTGTGATTTAAAATATCTGCTTTATAACATTCAGGAAAGCATGAAATTACAATTCGATCAAGCCAACGGTTTATTAACATACTAGTACATAATAAACTACCCACTTAATTTAATCTAATAAATATACTTATTAGGACATATCATGAGCTCAACGGATCGACAAAATAATTTGCTAATCGCTGAAGATTGGCATAAAATTTATCAGTCATTTAAGAACGCAAACTTTCAAAGTTACGATTTTGATAACTTGCGTCGTACAATGATTGATTATATCCGTACAAATTTTCCTGAAGATTTCAACGATTATATTGAGTCAAGCGAGTACTTGGCCCTTATCGACCTTATTGCATATATTGGTCAAAGCATAGCTTTCCGTGTTGATTTAAACGCTCGTGAAAACTTTTTAGAGCTAGCAGAACGTCGTGATAGTGTTCTACGCCTGGCACGTATGGTCAGTTATAATGCTAGCAGAACAGTTTCTGCTAGAGGGTTATTAAAATTTAATACTGTACAAACTACTGAATCTGTTTTAGACAGTAACGGCAGAAATTTAGCGAGCCAGTTTATAACTTGGAACGATCCTAGTAATGTTAACTGGTATGATCAATTTATTAAAGTGGTTAACGCTGCACTGCCCCAAACACAGCAATTTGGAAATCCTGTCGATCAAGCTACTATCTATAATATTCCTACAGCTCAGTATAGATTTAATGCCAATAATAACGATGTGCCAATTTACTTTTTTAGTAAAACTATTGCAGGTCGTAGTATGAACTTTGAAATTACAAGCACTACTTTCAAAGGAAAAAGCTATGTTTACGAAGAGGCACCAAAAATTGCAAATCAAATAGCCTGCATTTATAGTGATGATGGATATGGTGCTAGTAGTCCAGGTACTGGTTTCTTTTTTAATTTTACCCAAGGTACACTAAATCAAGGTACATTCACTGTTTCTCAACCTACAACAAATCAAACAATAGATATTAATACACAAAATATTAACAATACTGATGTTTGGTTGTATGGATTAAATCAAAGTACAGGGTTAGAAAGTACATTATGGTCACAAGTACCTTCTACTACCGGCAATAATATTATCTATAATAGTTTAAATTCTAATATTAAAGACATTTATAGTGTTATTACCCGAGCTAGTGATGCTATTACATTATCATTCAGCGACGGCACTTTTGGTAATTTGCCAATAGGCGATTTTAGAGTTTATTATAGAGTAAGTAATGGATTGAGTTATACAATCAATCCTGCAGATATTATCAACGTAGTTGTTAATATTCCGTATATTAGTGCATCTGGTAAACAAGAAACGTTAAGTATTGGTCTTAATCTTGCAACAAGTGTAACCAATGCATCGACATCAGAATCTAATGCTAGTGTTAAAACAAATGCTCCACAAACATACTATACACAAAATCGTATGGTTACCGGAGAAGATTATAACATCAGCCCATTAAGTGCTAATTTACAAATTGCCAAAGTAAAATCTATTAATAGAACCAGTAGTGGTATAAGCCGATATTTTGATCTTATTGATCCTACTGGAAAATATAGTTCTACAACTTTATATGCAAATGACGGATTAGTTTATCAAGACATTTATACATCATCTGTTAATTTTACATATGTGACCCAAACTGATATCGAAGGTGTCATCTATAATACATTGTATGATATTTTGAATAGTGCGGATTTAAAGAATTTTTATTATTCAAACTTTTTAGATTATTTAAGTGTCAGTCTTAATGTTGCATGGTATACTGTAACAACAGATAGTAATTCTGTTAGTGGATACATCGGTAGTATTTTAGATAGAACACCTTACAAGGTCGGTTCTTATACTTCTACAGATTTACAATATGTTACTCCTGGCGCATTAATTAAATTTACAGCCCCAACAGGATATTATTTTAATCCTAATGCAACACCAACAACATTGGCTGCTATTCCTACTTCTGGAATACCATATGGTGGGACAACTTACTTATGGGCATCTGTGGTAAGTGTAGTGAATGATGGAACTGGAAACGGTCTAGGAACAGTTACAATTAATAATGTTACTAGCGGTGCTATTGTATTAGATAAAGTTATACCTGATGTAACAATAAATGGTATAGTACATGCACCCACAGCTACGCAGATTATTCCTAAATTTGTAACAACACTAACACCATCTGTTATAACTACAATGATTGATTTGGTGTTTGCTAATGATAATTTTGGATTAAGATACGATATTGCTACACAAAGTTGGCAAATTATTTTTACAACTAATTTAAATACAACTAATGTTTTTAATTTAGCAAATCAAGGAAGCCAGGCAAATTTACAATTAGATTCTAGTTGGTTAATTTTGTTTACCACTAATACAGAAACATATACAATTACTTCACGCAAATTGCGATATGTATTTGAAAGTGATCAAGAAGTAACATTTTATTTTGATAGTAGTTCAAATATATATGATTCAGTATCATCGCAGACTATTGTTGATACAATTAGTGTTTTAAGCATAAATCAACAACCTTATCCTGCGTCCACTCCGTTTACACAAGATTTAGTTTGGCAAATATCATCAGAATATTTTGGTCAAGATGGCTATATCGATCCTAAAAAATTAGTAATTACATTCTTAGATTCAAACGGGACTGGTATTGCTGATAATCCACAATTATTTTTAGATATTGTTAATCCTAGTAGTTCGACTTATATTGTTGAACAACTTTATAAAATATCTGAAGGACAAGAGGATTACAAATATGTTGCTAACGATCCTGTAACTGGACCTGTAATAATTGTTGCAAATCAAGCAGCAATTGGTTCATTATCAAATTATGCAAACGGATCTTATTTCTATGTTATTGATACAGATACTGTTTATCAATCAGATTTAACAATAGGACAATTACTTCCTAGTTTAAATTACAAAGTTTATATTGGTAGATCTAATTTAAAATTTCAATACAAACATAGTGCAGATTACGATTCAAGAATAGATCCAGGTACAAGTAATATTATTGACATTTATGTCTTAACAACTAGTTACGATACTGCATATCGTACTTGGGTTACATCTGGCGGAACAGAACCACTTCCTCCTAGTAGTACTGAATTGACCACTTTACTATCTTCTAATTTAAATTTAATAAAAACAGTTTCTGATGAAATTGTTTATCATCCAGTTAGTTACACACTATTGTTTGGAGCACAAGCTGATCCAAATTTACAAGCTACATTCAATGTAATGATTAATCCAAATAGTGCAGTTTCAACAGCGGATGTCCAAGCACGAATACTAATAGCTATTAATACATTTTTCAATTTAGAAAATTGGAATTTTGGAGATACCTTTTATTTTACAGAATTGAGTACTTACGTTATGAATGAATTGTCACCCGACATTATAAATTTTGCAATAGTTCCTAAACAACCAGGTTTATATTTTGGTAGTTTATTTGAAATACAATGTCCTGGAGACCGTATATTATTAAGTTGTGCTACTACAGCCGACATTGCAATTGTTAGTGGATTTACAAGTAGTAATTTAAAAACAATTACAGCTACAACCACAAGTGTTACTACTAATCAGGTAATAACAAGTTCAGTATTTGGAGGTAAAGCCTAATGGCTAATAGTAATGATGCTAACGCTGTTAATGGAAATAAAGGTCTTAGTGCAAATCTTTTACCAAAATTTTATCAAACTTCTGCTAACAAAAAGTTTTTACAGTCGACAATTGATCAATTATTCCAATCGGGATCGTTAACAAAAATTAGCGGTCTTATTGGAAGAGAAAATGCAAAAGCATCTACAGGTGCAGATGTGTATGTTGAAGCAGCAGATCAAGTAAGACAAAATTATCAACTAGAGCCTGGAATTACAATTAAGGATGCATTGGGCAATGTAACTTTTTATAAAGACTACATTGATTATATCAATCAGATAGGAGTATTTGGAGGGAATACTGACAATCACCCTCGGTTAAACAAAGAAGAATTTTATAGTTGGAATCCACATATAGATTGGGATAAATTTGTTAATTTTCAGAATTATTATTGGTTGCCTTACGGGCCAGACGCAATAACTGTTTACGGTTCTCAACAGGCAATCAACAGTACATATACTGTAGAATTGCAAGCAGAAGGATCAAATAATCAATATGTGTTCACACCTAATGGGTTCACACCTAACCCAGTTCTAAGATTATACAGAGGACAAACATACACATTTATTATTAATAGTCCAGGCAATCCTTTTAGTTTCATGACTCAAAGATCTACAGGTTCTTTGAACAGATATAAAACTACAGGTATTGATAATTACGGAGTTACATCGGGTACAATAACATTTACAGTTCCAACAACAGCACCTAGTATAATATATTATCAAAGCGAAACAGATTTAAATCTAGGCGGTGCAATTGAAATATTTAATATAACAACTGATACATTAATTGATGTTGAAAAAGTTATCTTAGGTAAAAAATCTGTTACTTTAGATAATGGTGTTACACTAAGCAATGGAATGAAATTACAATTTGGTGGCACTGTTATTCCTGCAGAATATGCTAAAGGACAGTATTACGTTGAAGGTGTAGGATCTTCGATTAAATTAGTATTAACTTCTATTCTTGAAGTAGTAAGTCCTTATACTACAGAGCAATCTATCGAATTTGATAATTTACCTTGGGATTCAGAGCCATTTGATGATGCAGTTGGTTATGCAGGATCTCTGGATTATATTACGATTAATCGAGCCAGTGCAGACCATAATCCATGGTCTAGATATAATCGTTGGTTCCATAAAGATGTTATTAACACTAGTGCTGCATTTAATAAAAATACAGCAAATCTTGATCAAAAAACTAGAGCTAATAGACCTATCATAGAATTTAACAGGGATATCAAATTATATAATTTTGGCAATAAAGCTATTTTTGACGTTGATTTAATTGATACTTTCACAACCGATGTGTTCTCGACAATTGAAGGTAGTATTGGATACAATATAGATGGTATAAATCTAGTACCTGGTATGCTTGTATTATTCACAGCAGATCTAGATCCTCTAGTAAAAAATAAAATTTATCGAGTAGAGTATGTCGATGTTAAACACTTAACTGGCGGAAGTAATCAACTGCATTTAGTTGAAGTAGCATCTCCTTTGTTAAATGAAGTTACATTAGTAAAACAAGGTGTAGCATATCAGAGTCAGATGTTTTGGTATGACGGTACAACATGGATACAAGGACAACAAAAAACTAAAGTTAATCAGAATCCTTTGTTTGATGTAGTTGATAATAATGGTATAAGTTTTGGCAACAAGTCAGTTTATACCGGTAGTACTTTTGCCGGTACTAGTATTTTTTCTTATGCAATAGGTACCGGTGTAGCAGATTCTGTTTTAGGATTTCCATTATCTTATCAAAATGTAAACAATATAGGTGATATTGTCTTTAATTTTAATCTAGTAACAGACAGTTTTCAATATAAAAAATTAGATTTTGTTGAATCTTCTAATATAAATGTCGGATACTTGTCTACTTTAGATTATGCAGGAAACATTGTGTATGTAAATGGTTGGAAAGTTAGCGAAGTTACTAATGCTCAGGCCGCAGTACGAATCTACAAAAATTCAGGTCTTACTAATAATTTTCCACTTGATATATTTGACAATATTAAGAATTTAAACGATTTAGTTGTTAAAATTTATGTTAATGGAATTAGATTAGATCCAAGTTTATGGAAACTAGTGACCAAACCGATTTACTATCAAATTCGATTAAAAACTCCGATTGCTAGTACAGATGTATTAACTATTAGAGCGTTTGCATCACAACCAATTAATGCAAATGGCTACTATGAAATACCTTTAAATTTACAAAACAATCCATTAAATGACACAATGAAAGATTTCACATTAGGTGAAGTAATCGATCATGTAACTAGTATTGTTGATAATTTGACAACATTTAAAGGATCATTTCCAGGATCAAGTAATCTAAGGGATCTAGGAGAAATCGCACAGTACGGAACTAAATTTATTCAACATAGTGGTCCATTAAGTCTTGGAATTTATCATATCACATCAGAAGTTAATAATGTGATTAAGGCTGTAGAACAAGCTAAAACTGATTATAATAATTTTAAACAAAATTTTATAAATGTTGCTAATTCTCTAGGAGTTGACGGTGATACGATTACTATTGTTAACAAAGTATTAGCAAAAATTAATGAAAATAAACCAACAGTTGCACCTTATTACCTTAGTGATATGGTACCATATGGTGCTTGTACAATAACTAATCTTACAGTTGTAGACTATAGAATTAAAAATTATCCATTAACTTCTGTGTTTACATTGGAAGCATTGAGTAATAAAGCTGTAGGAGTTTACCATAACAATGAACAATTAATTTATGGTCAAGATTATACTTTTAGCAACCAAGGATTTGTAATAATAGATCCAAGTGTTGCTTTGGCAAACGGCGATATTATCAGTACCTACGAGTATGAAAATACAGATGGGTCTTTTATTCCAGCAACTCCTACTAAGTTAGGTATGTGGCCTGCATTTGCACCAAAAAAATATTTAGATACTACATTAGTAAATCCAGTGAATGTAATTCAAGGACACGATGGTAGTATTATTGCTGCTTACAATGATTATCGAGGCTATTTAATTTTAGAACTTGAAAAAAGAATTTTTAATAACATAAAAGTAAAATATAATACTAACATATTTGATATAGCAAAAATAATTCCTAGTTATAATAGATCTAACGACTATTCTTTAAATGAATTTAATAAAGTTATAGCTCCTAGTTTTTATTCTTGGATTGGATTTGTTGGAAAAGATCTAACAACTCCGTTAAATTATGATAGAACTAATAGTTTTACATACAATTATTCTTTAAATGCTGCGCCTAATAATACACCGTTGCCAGGTTATTGGAGAGGAATATATCGTTATATTTTAGATACTGATCGACCTAACTTATGTCCTTGGGAAATGTTAGGATTTAGCCAACAGCCTAGTTGGTGGACAACGGTATATGGCCCAGCACCATATACTAGTGATAATTTAATAATGTGGCAAGATATTACCGACGGTATGATCCGTGAGCCAGGCATGCCTGCAATTTATGCAGAAGAATATGCTAAACCATTTTTAATGCAACACATCCCTGTCGATGAATCAGGAAATTTAATTAGTCCATTGAATTCTGGATTGGCTTCTGGAACAGTACAGCCTAGTATCAATAATAACTTTGTGTTTGGCGACGGTAGTCCTGTAGAAACCGCATGGGTTAGAAGTAGTTATTATTCATTTAGTGTAATTGCTGCTAGTTTAATTCTTACACCTGGACAAACTTTTGGTATCTTATTAGATAGATCAAGAATAACTCGAAACATTGCAAATCAGTTAATTTATACTGAAACCGGATTGTGTATTAGACCTAAAGATATTATTTTACCCAGCACATTCTCTAGTACCAATCGTGTGCAGACCGCAGGCTTAGTCAATTGGATTGTTGATTTAATTTTTAATTATATCTTTAGTAATAATGTTGCTGGGTATAATTCTTATCTAAATGATTTGTCCACGATGACACCTCAATTAGCATATAGGGTTGGATCATTTACAAATCAATCGCAATTTAATTTATTATTAGAGTCAAAGACACCTGCAAGTTCTGGAAATGTTTTTGTTCCAACCGACGATTATAAAGTTTTTTTAAACAAGTCAACAACTGTAAAAAAATTAGTATATAGTGGTGTAATTATTACAAAATTATCAACTGGATTTGAAATTAAAGGTTATAGCAAAACACAACCTTATTTTAATTACTATTTTCCACAAGGTACAGGCAGTAAAATTAATGTTGGGGGAATCTCAGAAAACTACTCAACTTGGACCTCAGGACAATTATACGTGGTTGGTAGTGTAATTCAATATAACGGGGTATTCTACAGAGCTACAACAACTTCTACATCTACCGATTCATTTGATGCAAATAATTTTGCAAAGTTAAGTGGACTTCCGATGACTGGAGGAGCCACAGCATACTTAAAAAATAAATGGGATAAGTCTAAAGTATTATCAGTTCCATACGGAACATTGTTTAATACAATACAAAGTGTAGTAGATTTCTTACAAGGATACGGAGAGTATTTAAAAGATCAAGGATTTACATTTGACAATTATAATACGTTGTATAGTTCTGTTAATAATTGGGATACTAGTGTAAACGAGTTTTTATTTTGGACTACGCAAAATTGGAGTACTGGACAAGAAAAATGGAGTGACTGGGTCGTAAATCAACCATATACATACGGTACTGTTGTAAGATATGATGGTGATTACTATAGTTCACTTTACAATTTGCCAGCCGTTGATCATTTTGATAGTACTAAATGGCAATTGTTGCCGGGTTTAAGTAATGTTGGTGCTAGTGTTATTAGTTTAAGTCCAAGTGCAAATGGTATTAATTTTACTACCAACTTAACAGTTGTTGATGATATTACTAATAATTTTAATGCTTATGAAATTTTTAAAGTAGATGGCACTCCTATTGATTTAAATCATCTACATAGCTATAGACAAGGCAACGAAATAACTTATATACCTACGACCCTGCAGGGAATTTATGGTGCAAGTTTTTATCTAGTTCAAAATGAACATATAATTGTAATCAATAATACTACAATTTTTAATGATATTATCTATAACCCTACTAGCGGTTATCGAAGAGAAAGATTAAAAGTAAGCGGATATATTACTACAGGTTGGTACGGTGGCTTAGACATTCCAGGATTTATCTATGATGCTGCGGCAGTACAATCTTGGCAACCATGGCAAGATTATAATGTAGGTGACATTGTTAAATATGGCCCTTATTATCTACAAGCTGACCCTACAAGCGGAAATTTAATTGCAGGGTCTGCTGTACTCGATCATACCCAGTGGACACGATTGTCTGCTAAACCAACTGACAAAATATTACCAAATTGGACTAATATTGCAACTCAATTTACAGATTTTTATAGCACAGAAGTAGATAGTTTTGATAACGGCCAACAAAAAATGGCACAACACTTAATAGGGTATCAGAAACGTCAGTACCTTGAAAACATTATTCAAGATGATGTAAGTGAATTTAAATTCTATCAAGGTATGATCCGTGAGAAAGGAACACAAAACGTATTGAACAAGTTGTTTAATGTTTTAAGTTCGGATGCACAAGAAAGTTTAACATTTTACGAAGAGTGGGCAGTACGTGTTGGACGTTATGGTGCGACATCTGCATTTGACGAAATAGAAATTGTATTAAATCAGAATTCATTTAAAAATAATCCTCAAGGATTTGTATTAGTTAATAAACTAGACTCTACAATAAGTCCTTTTATTATTCAACAAACTCCTAACGACATTTATGTAGCACCATTAGGCTATGACAGTAATCCTTTCTTACCGCTTGCGGCAACTAATCAATTTTTAAGAAGTTCTGGGTATGTTAATTCTAACGATGTAACTATAAGCATTTATTCTTTAGATGCATTGAAATCTCAACCAGCTATTAATTTAACCCCAGGAGTTGGTTACACAATTTTAACACTTGGAACGACTGATTTTACCCTTGCAGGCGCATTGAGCAATACGGTAGGCACTTCGTTTGTGGCAACGGCTACGGGCAATGGTACGGGCACTGTAAAAGTTGACATAACAACTTTCAAAGAAGGTTCGTATGTCTGGTGTTCTTTTGATAGCTTTAAAGGATGGGATGTTTATAGATTTACAAATTTACATGTAAGATTTAAATCAGCCTCAATATCAAACAACATATTGACAATTACTTCTTATGATCTTATAACTTTTAAAGCTGGATCATATATTGGTATACTACAGTCTACATTATTAAATGGATTTTATCAAGTAGAAACTGTTAATTTAAATACATTCACAGTGTCTACAAGCCTGGCAAGCCTGCCGTCAGATTTTACTGAATTATTAATTTATGGACTTGTTAGTCAACGAGCTAGTTCTATTGATAATATCACAGGTATGCTGTCATCTAATTTAAAAAATAAAGATCTTATTTGGACAGATGATGCTGGTACAGGAACTCCGGCAGCTTGGATTTATAATTCTGTCTTTACACAAAGCATAGTTAATAACAATATTCAATCGACTAATTTACAATTTGGTAGATCGGTAGCTATTAACACACAAGGAAATATTGCAGCTGTTGGAATGACATCTGGTCAAATAAGTACCTACGATAAAGTTGGATCTGCTGTATCTTGGATACAGCGACAATTGGTCCCAACACCATTTACTGCTCAAAGTTCAGCAAATCCTATTAGTTCTATAGCTACTACTATTGCTATTAGTCCCGACGGCACATATATGGCATCTGGATCTCCAGCAGCAACTTATGCATCGACTTTGTATGTTGGTGCGTATAACGTGGGCAATACTTATACAGTTAATCAAATAGTATCTTATATGAATAATTTCTATAAGGCTATCGTTGCTGTTCCTTCAGGAGCTATACCTAGTCTAACTTCAAGTTATTGGAACAGTATTTCTTATATTCCTATAAGTTTAGCAGGATCTAATATTGCTGTTTCTGGGTTAGTATCATTGTACAAGAAAGATTCTAATAACATATATCAGTTAATAGATACAATTATTAGTCCATCGGCTACATTGTCAGTGGCATCAACTGAAAATTTTGGTTCTTCTTTAGTATTTGATAGCAACAATAATCTTTATATTTCTGCTCCCGGGTATGACTCTGCAAAAGGTCGAGTATACTCGTTGAGTTATGCATCTAGCACACCAATAATTTCATATTATGATAGTGTGGGAAGTTCTGGAGCATTATTAAATTTAAATTCAACATTTGGTATTCAATCTGGAATGTCAGTATCGGGAATTGGCTTTGCAACAAATCAAACAGTAGCGGCTGTATTAACACAAATTACATTCAACTCTGTTGCTAATGTTCCAAATTATATTTTAAATTCTTTAGGTGTTGCAGTAAGTCTTTCAAATATTACAGCTGGATTGAATGTTTCTGGTTCTCAGGTATTGCCAGGAGTAACAGTATATTCAACAGGAACAAACCCGATAATTATTAATGTATTATCGGTAACACCAAGTAGTCCTAGCATTGGATTTGTTACTATAAACTTTACCCAACAATCCGCTGCTCCTTTCTTAGTTGGAGATCAGATATCGATATCTGGAGTTTCAATATCTGGGTACAATGGATCTTATACAGTAACTGATGTTGGCAAAAATTATGTAACATACGCAAATATTACAACAGGAGTAGCCACAGCAAATACTGGTTCTGTACAATCAACTGTAAATTATGTATTAGTTGCAGGGCCTGAAGATTCTATTTCGACAATTTCTTCAGTATCATTTATTATTAGTATAACTGGAGTATTCCCTTCAGTACCAGGTGCAGGGCTTGTTACAATAACATTTAATAAATTACCTGCGGTTCCTTTTAAAACTGGAAATCAAATTATAGTTTCAGGTGTATCAGTTGCAGGGTTTAATGGTACATTTACCGTAGTTACATCTACAACAACATCTGTAACTTTTTATAATAATACAACAACAACATCTGCAACTGGCGGAACAATAGCAGATCCAACATTACAATTCAATGTTAGAACAATTTCAAGTCCGAGTATTGTATTGCTATCAGCGGCTCCTGATTCCACTCCTGCTGGCCCGATACAGTTTACAACTATTAGTTGGAGATATAGTTCTTTAATTACTTCTCCTGCATTATCTTCTAATAATGCGTTTGGTAATACAATAACAGTAAGCCGTGACGGATCTACATTTTTAGCATCTTCTAAAAATAATGTATATGTTTATAAAAACACAGGCTTGGGCTCACAATTACTATCTACTATACCAGTAACTAGTACATCTCTTACTGTTTCCGATACTGGAACTTATTTTGCAATTGGAAGTTTTAAAACAATTACTGAAAAAACATCTCCTTCTGCAACAATTAATGTTATGTCAAATAT